ACTTGTATTACTTGATCCATAACTAAATCTTATTTTAGATGTGTAATCATTAGCGCCCATTAAATTTAATTGTTCACTAGGCGAATCAGTTCCAATACCCACATTACCCCCCGATGTGATGCGGAGGCGTTCGGTTAGTGTTCCATCCGCTATCCCTGTAGTAAAGGATAAATAGCCCGCCTTATCGTTTTCTGTTGCATTCTCTTTGCCTCCTTTTATGTTCGCAAACTCCTCAAAGGTATAAACACCGCCAGAAGAGCCTGTAACTTTACCTTGAAATTTAAAGGTGTAAAGTGGATTACTGCCAAATGCTTGCTGAGCGTTAAGCGCCATAATATCAGCATTGTGCGTAAGGTCTCCTGTGGTTTCAATTCTTAATTTAACCGCCCCGCCTTGAATAAAATTAAATTGATTCGATATTAATAATTCAGCGGTAAAAAAATTATTTCCAATTATTAGATTTCCGCTACTACTCCAGCTTATTCTAGCGCCAAGGGTATCGACGCCCGCATCATCATATAAGAATTGTAATTCCCCACTACTTGACCCAGACAATAGCTTCATTAAATTAATTGCCGCCGTTTGAAACGTGACCCAATCGGGAACGCCTGACGGCTCATCTACCATTGTGAGGGATTCGCCATCTGTTGCCACGGTTAGGAATTTACCCGCATTTGGTACACCTCCTAAATCATCCTTATAATTGACCACGCTTTCACGCTCATCTGTTAGCTGTGCGCGCTCAGTTGTTGGCGTGATTAGCTCAGTAGTGTTATCTGGTAAATTGGTGTTTATCGCTAAGGTGCTGAGTTCTGTTCTTGTTTTCTTTGCCATGTCTTAATTGTATGCAGCCGTAAACGCCACGTTTAAGTGGGCTTGGCTTGGTGTTAATGTGTAGTCTATCGCCTCAAATACGTTGAAATTGTTAGGCATTTGTAATTGTAAAGTAAAGCCATTATTAGCGTTATCCGTGCTGTACATATCACTTAGATTATTAGAGGCCACCACTTGCACAAATTGCGATCCGTCACGCGTTAATAATACGCGTACTGATGTACTCCTTTTGATTTCATTAATGGCTAGTAGATCGGTATTGCTTAGCTGATCGGTTTGGCATATCAGTTGCTGAACCCAATCGTTTGCTACCCTTATATTTGTGACTCGAGCGCTTGCGTAATCCTCATTTACAGCCCGCGAGGAGGCTATCCCTGTGGAGCTAGCGACTTGGACCTCCTGTTTAATGTCAAATATATATTGCTCGTAAGCGCCTAAGCTGTTGAGGTACTCCACAAAAATAGGATTAGAGCAGTCCTTAGTGACCTTATAATATACCGTATCTAAACTCTTTCCGCTTGGCGTTGTAAACGATGCACTAATCCAATGACAGTTCAAAGGTATAGCTGTAGTATAGTTTTGAAGGTCTAGATTTTGCACGCCTGTGGTGGTAGGTATTGCCGCGCTTGACAGCGTACTAATTACGCCTTTATTTATGTCTAAATATTTTATAGTCAATATAGCGCCCTCAGATGTAGGGTATAAAATGCCTATAGTCCTTTTAAAATTAGAGTAAATTCTCGGCTCAATCCACTTTGTTAATGCCGTGTTTAGTCCTGTAGTGCTTAATACATGATTGTATAAGTTAGCACCGCCAGAACTATATATCTGTTTTTGGGCATATATTGCAAAATAGCTATTTGCTGAGTCAGAACTTGGGGCGGTAAATCCTGTCCAACTTTGAAAATATCTTAGTTTAAATTCTACAGATACAAGGCCATTCTTTTCGAGGTATTCTGTGAGTATCTGGCTAACATCCAAAAACAAAGTACCGTCATCTTTTGGGCTATATTTAAAGGTAGTCGCTATTAAATTGGCCGTATTATCTGCATTCCTAATTATAATATTGATCTTAAAATTAGGCTGTGCTTGGTCTGTAGTGGTTAGAATAAAAGGTATCTGAGAGCGTGACGCGTTGGCGTTGCTTGTTACTCCGTCAATGGTTCTGATAGGTTCGCTTGTTATAGTTAGTGCCATTATCTCCGCTTTACTTTTAAACCATTTGTGAAATCTATGCGCATTTTCTGGCCCATCTCCTTCATTAATTTAGTCCTACTTTCCTTTATTGCCTGGCTAATGCTGATTCCTTTTCTACCTTGCTTTATTGAGGTGCCGTTTTTTACAATACTTTTGCCTATTGCAAAGGCTAGCTGCTTGATTGTCTGCTTTGGATTTGGCTGTATGTTTGGTTTAGCGCTAATCCATTGGATTAAAGCATTAATAAACTTAGTACCTATAGATTTAGGCTGTGAGCCTACGCCTGTTTGTAAATATTGGAGGTACTTTGGCCCTCTTAGTTCAGCCTCTAGCTTTTGATTTGCCACTACTCTGAGGCTATTCGCCGCGTAGCCTGTAGCGTTTAGCCCTTTGCTTTTAATCTGTGCTATTAAATTGTCCTTAACATCGTTTAAGAACTCTCTATATTCGTTATTGAAATTAAGCGCATTCAAAGGTGTCGCGGAATATAGGTAAAACAAATGACAGCTTCCAACCAGAAAGCACCTCGCTAGTTATGTTTATGGATTCAATCGCCTCTAGTTCGTAGCCGTCTATAAATGAGCTTAGAGCAATGATATTAGAGGAGTTTAGCTTGTCGATCATTCCATCAACTTTAGGTTTTAGATCGTCTAATATTACGTCGATTTGTGTTGCTGTGTCGTCTGTTCCTGTGCTTAATTTTAAGTAGTAAACTTCGACGCTGTACTCCATTAATACGTTGTTGGTCTGGGAATAGGTAATATTATCAACCGTTGGTAGGTTAGCATACACACCTACGCCCGCGCTTAAATTGTAGTTACCTACTAGCTCGTTAAGGTCGTTCGGGTTCGCTGCCCTTAAGTACGTCAAGCCCTGAGCCTCTATTATGCTTTTTAGGGTTGTTGCGATGATGTTCATATTTAGTAAGTATTATAAAGAATATTGCTGTAAAGATACAGAAAAAAAAGCCGAATATAAATGCGACTAGACCAACAATTATAGAAATACTCATGTTTTTCTTTGGATTTCTTGAGTTTTAGAGTTAACGTAACCCGATTCTCGATTCAACAAAATTAAATTATTAACAAAAATGACCTCCATTTCCCATATATCATCGTGCGTATATTGTGGATAAGTTTTGCAAAGCTGATCTATTAGCACAAAGTCGCCCCATTTTTCCAATCGCTTTGATCCCGCCATCTCAAAAAAGCTATTCATTTTTGTCTGTTCTGCGGTCATTGGGATTGCTGCCAATCTATTAGATAGGTCCTCTTCAATGCGTTTAAGCTCCTCAAAAAAAAAACGCACCAAGGCCAGGCTAGCACAATAGGCAGCGATTCAATGGCTTTTTTTATCGGTTCTAACTTATGGCCGTCAAACTTTCCGTCTATTAAGGGTTGCGCATAGATCGCCAGAGCGTCGGCCACTATCTCGCGCATATCATCTTTTTCCTGTGTTAGCTTTTTAAGCATAAATTTTTGACCATAGCGCTCAAAGTTTAGATCCTTTGGGAATTTGATTTGATGACCTAATATAGATAGATCCTTTCGGGGCCTGTGGTCTAGCTCATTCATGCCGTTTAAAATTAGCTTTTCGTATATATGCTCAATTATAGGGCTTAAATCTGCCCTTGTATTTTCTAAATGAGAGAGGTCTATATTTGAGAATATACTTAGTAGCTCAATAGGCTCGCTGTTTGGTCTCATTGCGGCCCATTGTTTGACCGTTATCTCCTCCCATGAATCAGGTATCTGGCCCCCGATAATATCATCATCGTGATAAATTTTGAATCGTTTCATCGTATCGTAATTGCCCCCCTTAAAGCATAGCTTAGCGCGTATCTAACAGCGTCTACAGAATGATTATTTAAATCTAGCGGCTCATCTGTGGGATCATTATCATCGTTTAATTTATACTTATATTCCCTAAATTCCTTGATGGTTTCTAAGGCCTCCTCATGAATAAATATCTGGTGCGTTCTAATAAATCCGAGGCCCTGTCTTATTGAGTCTTTGCCCTTTTTAGCGGGCTTTATTCTTATGCCTCTATTTCTCAGTTCCTTAATGGTTCGCGGTTCATTGTCAGCATAGACCTTATGCACTCCTAAAGCGTGCAACTCCTCGGCTATGTCTTTTAAAAGCATTTTAGTTCTAAAAAATATTTGTTCGATATAGATGGCTTGGTCTACCTTGGTAACTTTCACGCATACCGTAGGGTCATTATAGCCAAAATCAATGCCAAAAAATACCTTACCTTCTGGTACATATTGGCAAATGTTTATTTTCTCAAAAACTAGGTTTCTAGATTTGACCCATTGCCCTTGAGAATATACATTATATAAGTCTATATCTGTCTTGGCTAAGCCCTCAATCTCCTTGACCATTTCTGTAGGTATATAAGGATTATCTTTGTAGGTGCTTACATCTAGTTTGACGTCTTGATCTGGCCAATGTTGGCGGTCATCCTCTATGTATGTCTTGCACCAATTCTCTATCCCCGCGGGATTATAATCCAAGATACAGAACCTCTCGCATCTGATTATTAATTGGTTGAATGCCTCAAAAGGTATTGTATTTGCCTCATTCAAATAGAAAAATGTGTTCTGTCTACCTCTCAGCTTTGCAGAATTTAGGTCGTCCGTACTAAAAAACTGCACAATTCTGTTTTCAAACTCTAACTCTAACAACGTTTTTCGATGATCGACGTAATAATAAATATCCATATCCTGTAATAGAGAAATGAACTCTTTATATGATGAGGCCCTAAGGGCGGGTAGCGTTTCCCTTATAACTGAGAATGTACCTTTGGGGACGTATTCATCTCCGAAATATCCAGAGGCTAACCAGATAGCAATACCTTGCAAAATGCTGTGAGTCTTGCTTGATCTTGCGCCACCCCTAAACGCGTTAATCCTCTTTTGGCTTGTCCACAGGCTTTGGAATACTCGCGTGTGCCTCAGTCTTATAGTCCTCATATTCTATTATAATTTTTGCGTCGTTTTCTGGTACTAAAAATGGGATTCGTTGTATCTTGGCTTTCTTAAATTCAAGCAAATTAGCCCAGAATAGTAGCCTATCCTTAGGGGTCAACTGCTCTATGTCATCCTCTACCCTAGCCTCTAGGAGTTGTAGTGCTTCTTCTACGTTCATAGTATTTTAATCGTTTT